TGTCGGCCGGATCCTTTCCGACATATTAATCACAAAAATCAAATCAATTTAACATGAAAAATTTATTGGAAATCGCAAACGACGAACAACAATTGACAAAATCACGCGCCGCCGAATTGGCCAACATGATCATTCAAGTGAATGACGATGGACATGTCGATACATTGACCATATTGGCCCGAATGGAATTCATTAGCCAGGTTATTGAAAACGCCAAAAATCAATTGAGGGAACGCGCCATTGATGAATTGGATTTGTACGGGCCGGAATCACGAACAGGCGTGACGAAATTCGGCGTGACGTTCAAACATAAGGAAACGGCCGTGAAATACGATTTCAGCCAAACGCCAATGTGGAACGAATTGAAACAGGCCGAACAATTGGCGACCGACGAACGAAAGGAATTCGAAACCACATTGAAAACAATTAAAAAATCGACGCAAATCGCCATTCCGGACACCGGTGAATTGATTGATGTTTTTCCGCCAATCAAATCATCAAAAACAACCGTTGAAATTTCATTGGCTAAATAATCAAACAACGTTTGTTTGAATTTAAAAATAGTTACATTTGCAAAAATCAAATCAAATCAATCATGAAAGCAATTCAAAAATCAAATCAAACACCAATCGACGTTGAAAAATTACAAACGTATTTAAACGCGATGGGAATGGGAAACAACCTAAATTCAAATGAATTCCAACAATTCGTTGAAATTGCCCAATCGTTCGGATTGAATCCATTTAAGCGCGAAATTTACGCGTCAAAATACGGCGATCAATTTTCGGTCATTGTTGGATTCGAAACGTACATCAAACGCGCCGAACGTTCGGGATTACTTTCCGGATGGCACGTTGAAACATTCGGAACCGTTGATTGGAAAAACATCGAAAATTCGACGTTGATGGCCAGGATTAAAATTCACCGAAAGGATTTCGAACATCCGTTCATCCATGACGTTTATTTCATTGAATACGTTGGCCGTCGCCGTGACGGTCAACCGACCAAATTTTGGAAAGAAAAACCCATTACAATGACGAAAAAAGTGGCCATGGCCCAAGGTTTTCGATTGTGTTTTTCAGATGAATTGGGAGGGATGCCATACACACGCGAGGAAATGAACGCGATGGATGTCGAACATGTTGTTGTTGATACTAAAATCACGATTCAACCGGTTGATGAACCAATTGGCCCAATCATTTCAAAAGTTATGGCGGCCGAATCAATCGATGAATTAATTCAAATTTGGAAAGCAAATGAAAAATTTCAAGGCAATCCGGAATTCAAACAAACCATGTCGGAACGTAAAATCGCGATTAAGGCCCAAATAAACGCCGTGGATGAATCGAAACATGATAAACATGTTGAAATGTTGGTCAAAATACAAAACGCGTCCACATGCGATGAAATAATTGATTTGACAATCGACGAAACCGAACCGGCCATTTTGATGGCGGCAAACGACCGAATGAACATTATATCCGAAATCGAATGAAAAAAATAATCGAATCCCCAATTGCGGCCAATAACAAAATGTTTTCGACGCAATATCATATTCGTGAAAATTTTGGATCAATCAAAAATTTTTGTCGGATCACAAAATTCAATTATTTCACGGCGACCAACGCCATCAATGGCCGATTGTCGGAACGCAAAACCGAATTCATATTGAATCAATTGAATGAATTGATTGAATCAACGCCGAAACCAAATTGTGATGAATGTATTAATGACAATGAACGCGAAATGATTCGCGTTCAATTGTTGACCAGGTTCAAAACGACGCGAAATTTTGTTTCACAACATCCGGATTTTTCCGGAACGTTCGTTCACAATGTGATTGCCGGAAAACGTAAAATTCGCGATGGACGTTTCAACCAATTGATGAAAACGATTCAATCATGACGTTCAAAAAAAATTCGCGCGAACGTTCACCGGCGTTTCAATTTTACGCGGCCGATTGGTTGACGGATCCATCTTTGCGAATGTGTTCGCATGAAACACGCGGCGTTTGGATTGATTTATTGTCGATCATGTTTTTGTCGGATGAAATAGGTGTTTTGATGATAAATGAACACGTTTTGGATTCAAAAGGAATCCAAAAGTTGACCGGATTAAGTCAAAAAAAGTTCAAAAAAACATTCGATGAACTGACGAAATTCGGAATACTAAAGTTAGACGAAAAAAACCGATATTTTTCAAAACGAATGGTCAACGATGAACGCATTCGCCAAATTCGACGCGATGTTGGTCAATTAGGTGGCAATCCGAAATTGATTGAAAAAAAATCGAAAGGTTCAAATTTGGTTCAAGGTTTGGTTAACCAAACCAACAACCAAAACCGAACCCCTTCATCTTCATCTTCATCTTCATCTTCATTAAACAATATTAATAATATTAATATTGATGAACGAAAAAACGATTTGATGATTTACATCGATGAAAATTGTCCGAACATAAAAAAAATGAAAACGCAAATCAATTTTGAACAATCCGAAAAAATCATGACATTGGAATCGTTTCAAAATATTTGTGACGTTTTGGATCAAATGGAAAATTTCAAACCGTTGGTTTCAAAATATACATCCGTAAATTTAACAATTAAAAATTGGCTCAAAATCAAATCAAATGGAAAATCAAATCATCAAACACCAAACGGAAATCGAAATTCAAAACCAAATTTCGACGATGCAATTCGTGAGTTTTAACGCGCGTGAAATTTTAGTCGCCGCCAATACAGGAATTAAAATTCGCGATTTAGACGATGTTGAACCAATCAAACAATCATTGCGATATATTTTCGCGTTGATAGGTTTGAAAGCGGAAAATTTGCCATCCGATTTACAAAAGGCCGTTTTGATTGATTTCATCAAAACCGAAATGAAAGGATTCAACACCGAGGAAATGAAATTGGCGTTTCGAATGGCGGCCGCGCAAAAATTAAACGTGGATTTGACGCATTATCAAAATTTTAACGCGGTTTATTTTGCCGATGTCATGAACGCATTCCAAAAAATAAAAAATTCGGCCCAAAAGGAATTCAATCAACAATTGAATGAACAGGCCGATCCATTGGAACCAACACCCGAAACCAAAAAACGATTGTTTTGGCAATTTGTCGATGATTGCATCGTCAAAAAATGGATTGAATTCAATGAAAAACATTTAATCAATTGGGGAACCATTTCAACACGAACGGTTTTCGATACATTGGAAAATGAATTGGGATTAATTGCATTGACATTAAACGAAAAACGCGAAATATATTTGAGGGCCGAACCAATCGTGAAAGGTGAATTGAAATCGAAATCATTCAATAAATTGTCCCAGGTTCAACACGCGCGAAAAATAATCGAAACAATCGAAAATGGCGAACGTCACATTGAATTCAATGATATGGTTCAAACCAAATCGCGTGAAATCGCAATTCGTGAATATTTCGAAAAACTAAAAAATAACAACATCGATTTCATTGAAATTATCGAACAATTAAAATTGAAACAATGACCAAAAACAAACAACCATTTCATGGAAATCGATTCAATAATCCAAACACCAAAACCAAAACAATGAATAAAAACCAACAACAAATTCAATTCGGTTCCGCCGTTTTGATGCTCTTACAACGCGAATTCATTCGTGAATGTAAAATTGAACCGGCAATGGATGAAAACGGAATCCAACGAATTGACGAATCCGGTCAACCATTGGATCGCGCCGTTCATCCAATGGGATTGAATTTCGAATCCTGGTTAATTCAAAACCAATTAATCATTGAACAATCAAACATCATTCAACCAAATAATCAACTTAAAATCATAAAACCATGAATCAAATCACAATTGTTGGAAATGTCGGATCGGATCCGGAAATTTCAACATCAACCAACGGAATCAAATCGGCGAAATATTCCATCGCCGTGACTAAAAAAATTAAGGATGAAAAAAAAACCACATGGTTTCGAATCATTCAATTTCGTTATTCGGCCGAATTCGCCGAAAATTATATCAAAAAAGGAATGAAAATTTTGATCGTTGGCGAAATTGAAATTGATGAATACACCGACAAAAACGGAATCAAACAAAAATCGATTCAAATCATTGGCGAAAAATGCGAAATCATGTCATCATTGGAACGCGATTCAAATCGTGAATCCGAATCCGTATCAAATAAAAACGAACCGGAACCAATTCCAAAACCACAATCATTTTTGGAATCAATTGAATCCGAATCCGGCGATTTGCCATTTTAAAAAATGAAATTTTTAATATTATTCTTTTCAAGTTTAATCATTGAAATCGCCGCAACATTTTACATTGGTTCCGTCGCAAACAAAGATTCAATCCCAATGGTTTTTTGGGCGTTTGTAGGCCCGTTTTTAGGTTTGCCATTCATAAAATATCAAATCGAAGCAAAAACGAACGCCGAACGTTTCAAAATTGCCATGTGTATGGGTTTTGGTTATGCGACGGGATCAATTATTGTAATTTTATTAATAAATTGAACACATGAAAAAATTAAACATCATCGAAAAAATTTCATTGATTTGGACGATTCCAATTTCAACGGTTGCAATTATTACAATTGCCATTTTAACATTGGCCATTTACATTTCCAAAATCGTTTTGGTTTATTCCGGAACGGCCGGATCATTGCAAATGATATTCGAACAGATTCGAACACAAAACATAAAAAACCAATGGTCGAAAATTCGAAAGTCGGATTTCATTCAATCGCAATTTGAAAAAAATATATGAACCTATTCAACACATCGAATTCAATTCAAAACGGAATTGAACACGCCGATCGATTAATCAAATCATTGGAACAACAAAAAAAAACAACGCAAAAAATGATTGATAGTTGGTCGGAAAAACGTCAAAAATTAGTTGACCAATTGGAAAAACTGAAAAAACCATGATAGTCGGATTCGAAGATTTCACCGTTGAAATATCATCGGAGGAACAATATGTGGTCAACATTATAATCAAACGATTTGAAACGAAAGTTGGAAAGGCCAACATAGTCACGGCCGATAAAATCGCGTTCGGATTAAAGGCCCATTTCGGAATTGAATTCAAGGAATCACGAATCCGGAAAATGATTCAATACATTCGATTGAACAATTTGGTTCCTGGTTTGGTCGCAACGTCAAAAGGTTATTTTGTTGCACAATCGCCGGATGAAATCAACGATTGGATTGAATCATTGAAATCGCGTGAAAATGCCATCCGAAAAATTCGCGAACAGGCCGAACAACATGTTCAACGTTTAAACGGCCGTCACGTTCAACAATCAATGTTTTGATATATTTGCACAACAAAACGATTCGGCGTTCGTAAAACACGCCAACGGGACATCCATTGTCCAAACAAATGGAAACATGATTAAAAAGAAAACAAAACCGAAAACGGCAAAACCAAAAAAGGTTCAAAAAACCGACGCCGAAATCATCGCCGAACGTCGCGAAAAAATCGAATTGATTTGTTCCGACTATGAAACCGGCAATGTCACAATCGAATCGTGTTGTGGCGAACATGGGATCACGGTTCGAACGTTTTGGAATTGGTCGGATCGCGATTCATGGATTTCAGACCGATATAAAAAAGCAAAGGAAAAACACGCCAAAATCGGAAAGGAATCCATTCGCGAAAAATCGGAGGATGGTTTGATTCGATTGATTGTTGGATATTGGGTTGAGGAAACCGAAATCGACGAAATTTTTTCCATGACGGGACAATTGACCGGAAAGCGAATAAAAACTAAAAAACGATATGTTGGCCCGAATCCAACGGCCGTGATTTTTGCGTTGAAAAATGTTGATCCGGCGAATTGGGGCGACAATATGAATGTCGAAATTTCGGGCGACAAACAAATTTTTAAAATTGGTGACCAGGTTATTGAATTTAATTGATGGAAAACGACGTTGTTGATAGGTTAATTGATAAACATGGCGACGTTCAATCGGCCATGTTGTTCGTTCATAAAAAAATTGATGATATATTGAGCGAATTCAAATTGAAAAACGAACGTACATTGGATGGCGAATCGGTCGATTATTGGATTGATATATATTCGGAATTGATGGAACGGAAAAAAATGGAAATATGATTGAACGAAATGGCGATTTGGTTTTTTGTGATGCGTTTTTTTTAATCGAATCGAACATTGAATTCGAAGATTTGGGAATTGAACATCCGATTGAATCATGTCCATTTCGTTTTCGATTGGATGAATTGCAATGTTTTTATGGAGGAACTGAAAACAAAACAACGATTCATTTGAAATCCGGAATTTCGTTTTCATTGGACATTCCATTAAATGAATTTGATAAATTCATTGTTGATCAATCAAAATGAACATCGCATTCGAACCACATCAAAAACAATTTGAATTCATGGAAGCGGTTTTTTCGTTTCGATATGAATGTTTATTGTTTGGAGGCGCGGCCGGTGGCGGAAAATCATTTGTTTCGTTGGCGACGTTGATCGCGTTGGCCCGTGTATTTCCACATTCCAAATCACATGTGATTCGTGAATCATTGCCATCGTTGAAACGAACGACCATTCCGACGTTTTTTAAACTTTGCCCGAAAAATTTTATTAAATCATATCATCAAACGGATCACATCGTCACGTTCACGAATGGTTCAACGTTGGAGTTTTTTCCCGAAAATTACAACATGGACAAAAATTTGACCAGGTTCGACGGATTGGAAACGAATTTTTTTTTATTGGAGGAATCACAGGAACTACAAAAAAAAACGTTTGACAAATGCAAATTGAGGGTGGGCCGTCACATATTGGCGGAACCATTGAAAACGCCGCCGCGATTAATTTTAATGACATGCAATCCATCGCAAACGTGGACGAAAACGGAATTTCACGAACCATTCATCAACGACGAATTGAAACCGTCCTATTTTTACAAACGGGCGTTGATGATTGACAATCCAACATTGCCGCCGGAATACATGGCCGCGATGGAAAATTTGGATGATGTCACACGCGCGGTTTTCGTGAATGGCGATTGGGACGTCATTGATGTTCAACGGCCGTTCGCGTATGCGTTCGACAAATTCAAAACCGTCAAACCGAATGTTGAAATTCATCCAAACGAACCAATCATTTTGTCGTTCGATTTCAACGTTGATCCAATCACATGTATCGCCGGTCAATCGTATGGAAATAAGATTCGAATATTTCGTGAATTTCGATTGCGGAATTCCGATATTTTCAATTTATGCGAAACGATCAAAATCGAATTCGGTGAAAGGTTTTTCATCGTGACCGGTGACGCATCCGGCGCGAATCGTTCGGCCATGACAAAAGGCGCGTTAAATTATTACACAATCATCCGTGATGAACTTGAAATTCCGAAATCGGCGTTCAAGGTTCCATCCGTGAATCCATCGATTAAAAATTCGCGCGTGTTGTTGAATTCGATGTTGCAAAAACACGGCGACCTGGTCATTGATTCATCATGTCAATTTTTAATTCACGATTTACAATCGGTCGAAACAACACCGGACGGCGACATCGACAAAGGTAAGGACGCGAAATTGACACACTTGTTGGATTGTTTTCGATATTACATTTGGACATTTCACAATGATTTCATCAAAACGTTCAAATAAATTTTAAATTTGGCAAATCAAAAACCAAAACATGAATTTATTCAAACGTAAACCAACACAACAAATCGAATCCAAAACCATTTCATCAACCGGATCCAAAATTCCATTGGAACGCGTTTTCATCGACGACGATGGCGACGAATGGTTCCAATACACGAACATCATGACCATTCCGGCGCGACGTGCAATCGCGGCCGAAATCGCCACACGATTCGCCGAAATGAACATGACGAACGAATCAATGACAATTTTCATCGATTCAATGAAAAAAGCGGCGAACAATGGGAACATCGTTGAATTGTTTCACTTATTAAGTGAAATTGAATTCCGGTTGACATACATAGGCGAGGAAAACACATTGATTGAATTGGCGGCGTGTTATTTCGTTTTAAATGGCGAGGATGAAACCGATTTTTCCGACGTTTGGAAAACGAAAAAAATCGAAAAAATCAAATCAAATGGTCGTTCCAAGGATTTTTTTTTGCAACAGGCGTTCGCATTCACAACGAAATATTCGGAACTATCCGCCAACGATATTCACGTTTATTTGAAAGCCAACGGCCCGTCAAACGAACGGTTCAATCAAATTTTGCATCGTTTGAAATTGGGCGATACATTGACCAAATCAATTTCGTCAATCAAATAATTTGTGATTCGAAAGTCACCGAAATGAAAGCATTGGAAAACCTATCAACGGATGAATATTATCAAACCGTTTCAACATATTTTCGAATTATTGACGAACGCAATGAAGCATTCGAAAAAATAAAATAAACATCATGGCCGTTAAAAACGTTTTATTCAAAATTCAAGCCGATACGGCCCAATTAAGGCGCGAATTGGAGGCGGTTAAGGCCGGATTAGGAAACATAGGAACGGCGACAAAGGGCGCCGAATCCCAATTGACCGGATTGAAAAAAACATTGACCGGCGCGGCGGCGGCGTTTGGCGGCGTTTCGTTGGCCGCGTCGGCGATTGATTTCGGAAAGGGCGCCATTGAAGCGGTTTCGAATTATGAAACCGTTCAAATTTCATTGGAAACGTTTTTGGGATCGGCGGAAAAAGCAAAGGAAGTTTTTGAAGATTTGAACCAATTTTCAATCAAAACGCCATTCACACCGGAACAGGTTAACCAGGCCGGAAAGGCCTTATTAGCATTCGGCGAACCGGTTGATGGATTAACCACAACATTGGGGCGAATTGGTGACGTTGCATCGGCGACCGGAAAGGATTTCAACGAATTGGCCGTGATCTATGGAAAGGCCCGTGTTCAAGGGACATTATTCGCTGAAGATATAAACCAATTAACGGAGGCCGGTGTTCCAATCATTGGCGAATTCGCGAAACAATTGGGCGTTTCCGAATCCCAAGTGAAAAAATTGGGTTCGGAGGGACAAATATCGTTCGCCAATTTGGAGGAGGGTTTCAAATCATTGACATCGGAGGGTGGCCGGTTTTTCGGATTGACCGATAAATTATCACAATCAACGGCCGGTCGATTGTCCACATTGGTCGGAAAGTTCGACGAATTGAAACGATCCATCGGAACGGGATTATTGCCAATTTTCGAAACGTTAACCGACGCGGCGTTCAATTTTATCACGGCGATCCAAAAGGTTCCGGCGTTCGTTGAGGAAAACCAAACGGCGTTGTTGTTGTTGGCCGGTGCGGTTGCATTTTATGTTGGTCAACAAAAGGCGGCAATTCAACAACAATTGATTTATGAATTGCGATTCAAGGCGTTGTTAATTCAAGAGCAAATCGGATTGGCCGTTCAACGTGCAAAGGCGTTATTCACACGCGCATCGACGGCGGCGACCAATTTAATGACAGGCGCCACAACGGCGCAATCAATCGCCACACGCGCGGCGACCATTGCAACAACCGGATTCAACGCGGCGTTGAAAGCGAATCCAATCGGATTGGTTGTTTCCGTATTGGCGACGGCGGCGGCGTTGTTCGTTGATTTTGGCGATTCGGTTGAAGAAACGGCGGTTCAAACCGAAAAATTGTTGGATTCACAAACGGCGTTAACGACGGCCAACACCGAGGCAAACGCCGAATCGGCGAAATCGATTTCCGAATTGAACAAATTAGTCAAGGAAATAAAATCGGCCAACACCGGATCGGCCGAACGGAAAAAATTGATTGATCAATTGAATGGTCAATATGGAACGACGTTGAAAAATATCGGCGACGAAAAAAAGTTCATAAAGGATTTGGATGTTCAATATCAAAATTTGGTTCAATCAATCAAACAAGTGGCATTCGCAAAGGCGGCGGAAGGCCAATTGGTTGAATTGACGAAACAACAATTGGATTTGGAGGAAAAATTGACAAAGGCAAAGGAGGGACAGGCGGCGGCCGATTTGAAAGCACAACAAAAAACAACACAATTCGTTTCGGTAACCGAACAACAAACGCAATTGGATAACGCGACGGCGTTACAAAATCAAATTTATGGAAACGTTTCCGCCATACAGGCCCAATATGACGCAACCACAAAATCAATTGATGATATTTCAAAAAAGATTGTTGATTCCGGTCAAACGATTAAAAAAGTAGATGGCGAAACATCCAAATCGGCGGAAAAAACCGGTGACAAACGGCGTGAATTGATTCAAGATTTGCAACGTGAAATTCGTGATTTGGGTGTTGAAGTTAAAAAACAACCGATTGAATTCATCGATGCAAAAACATTGGATGAACAAAAAACGAAAATTAAAGCATTGGCCCAATTCGAAATTGATGAAATCGAAAACACAATAAAAGATAGAATTCAAAAGGCGCGTGAGGCCGGAACGTTAACAACGACAATCGAACAACAATTTAAAGAGGTTCAACGATTGCAAACATTAAAAGTCATTAACGACACAAACGACGAAATCGACCAGGTCACAAAACAAGCGGCGGAAAAACGAAATCAAACATTGGCCGAAATTCGTCAAATTGATTTGGATAGTCAATTAAATGAAGTCGAACAAAACACGGCCGAAATTGAACGTCAACGGGGATTTTTGATTGAACAATTCGCGGCGGCGCGAACAACGGCCGAACGAAACGCGATAAAAGAACAATTGAACGCCAATTTAGGCGATTTAAAGGATTCAATTCAATCGGAGGAAAGTTTGGTCATTCAAGGGATTGAAAGCAAAAGGGACGCCGAATTGTTGAATGTTAAATTGACGGCCGATGAAAGGGTGTTAATTGAGAAACAAGCCGATTTGGATATTTTGAAAGCGCGTCAAGATTTCACCGACCAAATATTGGCGTTGGATGATGAACAATCGGCCGAATCAAAAAAACAAGCCGATGAACGGAAACAAGTCGTTTTGGATGGAATTGAGAAAGTGACAAAGGCGACCATTGATTTGGTGAACACATCATTGAACGCCGCCATTTCGGAAACGGATGGACAAATTAACGCACAACAAAAACGTGTTGACGCGGCGTCGAAAATTGCCGAGAAAGGGAACGCCGAATTGTTGCAAATTGAGGAAGATAAATTGACAAAGTTGAACGAAAAAAAGGCGAATTTCGTTCGTACACAACAAGCATTGGCGGCGATTGAATTGGTGGCGAATTCGGCGGTGGCCATTTCAAAGGCGGCGGCCGAGGGTGGCGCGGCGGCGCCGTTTACGATTGCGGCGACATTGATTGCATTGGCGGCCGGATTGGTTTCGGCAAGGGCCCAGGCAAGGGCGGCGGCGTCATTTGCGACGGGTGGTTATACGGGCGACGGCGGCAAATATCAACCGGCCGGAATTGTCCATCGCGGCGAATTCGTTGTGACAAAGGAAAAAACGCAAAGGTTCCGGCCTTTATTGGAGGCGATACATTCCGGCCGCGATCCATTGTTGGCGAAAGGATTAAACGGCCAATTAATCACGATGAACAATCGTTCAATGGATGGAAAGTTGGATCGCATAGAGAAAGCAATTCGCGAACAAAAGGGTTTGAATTTATCCATTGACGAACGTGGAATCAATGGAATCGTTTCAAATATTCAATATAAAAACAACCGTATAAGAAACAAGGCGCGATGAATTCAAACATGAAAATCACGTTCAACAACGCATTGTTGACCGGTCGAATTGATGGAACCGAAACGTTCGAAGTTACACTAAGGCGAACCGATAATTCCGGAAAAACAACACGTTCATTTTCATCGGAATTGACATTTTATGATGATGGATATCAATTGATAAAAACATTGTTGATTGATGATCCATTTGGATTCAATCAAAAAATCGATGTCAAAATTTATGATTCGTGTTGTTCGGAACCGGTGTTCGTTGGAATTATTCGGGGGGATTCGTTGGATTGGTGTGAACCGGATTGTTCGGTGACGGCCAATGTGATTGAAAACGAACTACAATATAATTGCATCGAATCCAAACCAATCATTGATCAATTCATTTCGTCACCGGTTTTTGTGAATTATTGTTTGGAGGGACGGCCAAAATGGTGGCATGTTGTTTTAGGTTTTTTAATTTCGTTATTGGGGAATATTGTTTCGACGGTCTTATTGCCTTTCGTTTTGGTCATTTTGATTATTTCCGGCGTTTTTTATGTGATTTGTTCGATTGTTTGCGCGATTCCGTTCACCGATTGCGACCAGGATACATGTGACGATGCTGATTTGTCGCCATCAAATCAATGGGATTCATTGTTGGACGGATTGACATCGGCGATTGGATTTTTTGACACATGCAATCGGAAACATCCAACGGGATTGGTTCGTGATTATATGGAACGACTATGTCAACAATGTTCATTGAATTTCCAATCGTCAATTTTAACCGATCCGGCGTCCCCTTATTATAATTTGATGTTGTTTTCGGCGACAATTGAGAAAGGAAAACCCGAAAACATTTTGCAAAATTCAATGATTGTTGATAATAATCCAATTGAAACGGCACAAACATTTTTAGACAATTTATTGAAACCGACATTCAACGGCGATTGGCAAATTGTCGGAAACACATTGTATTTTGAGCGAAAGGATTATTTCATATCGAACGCGTCATGGATCGATTCGGAACAATTGATGAATGATGATCGAATTGTTGACAGGAAAATATGTTTTTCATGGATTGACGATGAACGATTCGCGTTTGGTCGTTATGAATACGTACCGGATGCAATTGATATAATTGGAAATGAAGCAATGAAACGATATTCCGACATCGTTGAATGGAACAATCCATATAATCCAATGCAAAAGGGCCAATTAGTTAACACATTGCCATTTTCACCGGCCCGTTTTCGTTCCGATGGCGTTGATGGCGAGGGAACAATTTGGGAATTATTGGGGGCGTTTCAAGGCGGTATTTTAAATTTAATTTTTGGGGGACAATTAACATCCGGAAATGTTAATTCGTTGTTAATGAATCAACACACGGCAATGAATTACAAATTGTTAATTTGGGACGGCGTGGATCGTCAAAACGCCACAATCAAACATGATTATCCAACAACGTTCACAGGCGGTTCGGTAATTAGTGACGGTCAAACGATTTCGCCATCGAATTTGTTTAATTATCCTTTGTGGTTTAAAGAGGGTTACAATAACAATTTATATTCATTGTTCCATTATATCGACAATCCCCGTTTGCCATCGGCGCGAAATTTTAATTTTGATTTTGAATTTCAATTCAATTGTTCGGATTTGACTAATTTTGATTTTTCGAAAACGGTTCGGATCATTCAAAACGGAACGGCGAAAAATGGCCAGGTTAAAGAGGTTAAAATTAATTTTGTAAATCGAACGATGTCGGTTTCCGGTATTGTCTAAAAAATAAATAATGGCACAACCACGTTTTAGTTTTGGAAGTTGTTTGACATTGCCGGTTGGTTTTAATACCATTTATGAGGGATGTTGCCAACGGATTACATGTAATGTCACAAATATTCACAACACGCGTTTGGATGTGACAAGTGTTATTTTAAGTTTTGCCGGTGTTGATTGGTCGGTCACAATCGTTTCGGTGAACGGATCGCCTGGTTTAACGGGATTACCATTTCAAGTTAATTCGAATGAAACGTTTGAACTTGTTTTTGATGTTTGTGGCGAAAGGACAAACGGCGTTTTAACGGCAAATTTTCAAACAACACAACACGGATTGGACACGCCGCAAGTTTTTAATTTTAACACGGTTGTTTTTGGAACGGGCGCGGTTTCGCCAACAACACATGATTTCGGATCGGTTGTTCAATTTTCAGCATCAACACCGGTTTCAATAACAATTTTTAACACAACATCATTTGGCGTTGATTATACATTTAACAATGATATATGTCCAAATGAATTCGCGTTTTCGGTTGTTTTTCCAATATTTATTCCGGCCAACAATTCAACAACGTTCGATTGTACGTGGTTACCAATCGGCCCGAATGAAGATTTGGCCGGTTGTACGGTTAATTTTTGTGTATTGAACGCCGATGATTCCATTTGCATTTGTACGAAAGTTCAATTGGATGGATTATCAACACCGGCGCCATGTGATTGTTTGTGTTTAGAAACGTTATTAATTGAAACACCTGGTGAATCCGGAAAGTTAATGAATGACGTTGTTAGAAGTCCATCCGACACAACCATTTTCACCGAATCGGCAATTTGCGACAAAAAACGAATCACATATTCGTTCAATTATGCGAATACGATTGACACCGGTTTCAAAGTATGGTTCAATCCGTGGTTGTTTGCGT